CCCGACGCATCCGCCGATCACTGCGGCGGCCAGCATGTCAGGACTCACGTCTTGCGCTCGCACACACGGCACCCCCCATAGAGCAAGGCCCCCACCCTGCCCCCTGGCTCACCGGACGAGCTTTCACGCTCACTTGCGGATAGTAGAGCTGGAGCTTTCCCGACCAATTGAGCGCTGAACACGACGCAACCGATAGAGCGGCAAGCCCCACAAGAACCAGCACCGCACAATCGCTACCAACGCGCCGACGATCACGCCTTCGATCAGGAAGGAGAGAACCCACATTGAGCCTCCGGTGTTGGGGTTAGGCGTACTTCCGCCGCAGGACGTGCATGCCCTCGAAGCTGAACGAGTGGACGCGACCACCCCAGACGGTGAAGCGGCAGATCCCGCTTTCCCAGTCACCAGGGTTCTTACGCGCGTAGCCCTCGATGTAGCCGGGTGGCAGGGCCGTGGCGGTCCCGAACACCCGTGGCGACTTGACCGGCCCTATCTTGGGCGCGGAGGCGACATAGAACTTGTGGTCGTCGCCGCGGATGATGTCGAACATGGCGTCATTGGCGGCGCGCTGGCCGCCAGTCTTGCCGCCATAGGTCTTGTTGGCGGTTCCAGGGATCAGCGGCGCGTGGATCAGGCCGACGCCGCCGATGAAGCGATATTCGCCGAACGGCGTGGTTCGCCAGCCCCATTGCGCGAATGCTTCATCAATCGCCATGGCGGGGTCAATGGCGCCGCCAACCACCTCGCGATGGAGATTCGCCCAGCGCTTCGGCCGCTCCCCATCGTGGTTGCCGTAGGTGATGTCTTTCTTTGGTCTCCAGTCTCCGAGGCCCCGCTGAAACGCTCGCTGGCTCTCGTGGAAGCTGTCGAGGTCTTGCTGAAATGACGGCTTGGCGAAGCCCTCGAAGGTCGCCGGGTCCGTATGGGTTGAGAGGCTATCCAGGGTCAGCCAATCCCCGATCGACACCACCCATGGGATTTGGTGTTCGGCGATGTAGCGGCCCATCCATTCGAACCGCGACTTGTCGGCAAGGTGTGGGCTGTCGTGTGCATCACCGATCACCGCGAGCTCTATCGGTTCGCCTTCGGGCGGCGGCTCGACGGTGTGATCCTGCGTGGGGATCGCCGGTTGGCCGGGCGGAATGTGCTGATAGACCTTGGGCCTGTAGAGCGTCTCGTCGGGCGTCAGGCCGTAGAGATCGGCGGCGACCCTCAGGCGGGAGGCAAAACCGCTGCGGGTCTGGATGAACCCGTCACCGATCGCCTTCTGAGCTGCCGCCTCGACGGCGGATTTCCCCTGGCCCACGTTCTGCGGAACACAGCCGGCGCGAAGCTCAGCCTCGACGCGGGCGACGGTCTCTTGCGCTAGTTCAAGGCGCAGCCGGGGCGTGCCCATTAGCCCTCCGTCTCGTCAACGGCGTCGATGACGCCCGGGTCGGGTTCTTCAATGTCGCCTTCGACCGGAATGCCGATCTGGCGCGCCCAGCGTTTGCGGCGGGTGCTGTACTTCCGCTGCAAGGCTTCCGCCTCGTCAGGGGTCAACCGAGGCCCTTTTCGCAGAGGGCGCGCTCGGCGGCCCGGCGCGTCACCAGCCCCGGCAGCTTCACCTTGCCGGCGAACACCCACTTGGAGAGATCGGCGCAGGCCCCGGCCAAATCCCCGCCCCTCGCCCTGGCGGACACGCCGGATGAGCAGAACCGGGCAGACCCGATGTTGAAGGCAAAGCTGATGAAGGCCGCTCGGGTGTCCTGCGGCAGGTCAGGCGGCAGGCACGGGGCGATCTCAAGCCCATGCTTCACGGCGTCTTCGGCCAGCCACTTCACGCACTGTTCGGGGGTGTAGACCTTGCCGATCTCGACGCCGCCGGTGTGGCCCCAACACCCGGTCGGAAGTTCTGCGCCGACGCCCGGGTCAGGGTATCCTCTCGGCACATACCCCTCGCGCTCGGCGATTAGGGGAACTGCTATCGCCGCCGCGGCCAGGACCGCAGCCACCCCCGCCGCCGCCTGTTTGGGGTTGAGCGCCATCAGTGCGCCGCCATCAGCGCCGCCCAGAACGCTTTCGCGCCGGCAACGACAGCTGGCGCCGTGATCTGGATCAGCATGACAGCGCCGCCGACCGAGCCGAGCGCGCCCACGATGATCTTCCACATGGGCTGGCCCCGCCAAGAGGCCCGCACCTTCTCGCCCCGCGCCTTCTTCTCGATCCCGAGGGCCTGGGCGAATGTGCCGAGACGCCGCTCGATGATCCCGCGCCACTCCTCGAACCCGGAGAATTCGGAGCGGAGGTTTCTCACATCGCGCTCCATGCGGTGCACGCACTCGTGTGTTCGCTGAACGGCCTCCAGGACCGCGACCTGCAATTCGCGGTCGGACAGGCCCCTTGGCTCGACGGGTGTGAAATCCACGACCTGGCCCCTCGCCTTGCGGGATTTCAGAGCGACAGTGCGAGGCATGGGTGCGCGCTCGCCACCGTGGGGCGGGTTGACATGAGGCGAGGCTCCTTGGGGGTGTTCAGCTAAGCCGGAACGTGGTTAGATCGCAGCCATGCGGACGGCTCTGCGAAACATCGCGAACCTGCCAAAAGAGGCGAAGGTTCAGTACTTGGCGATCCTGCTGTGCGTGTTCGTCGTCTGCTGGTCGCTGGCCGCGATGTTCTGGAAGGATGTGAAGGCGGCGTGGGCCGCTTGGGAGGCTTGTGGCTTCCTCTGCTAGAGACTCTACTGCCCAACCTTCTGAATCCAAAAGTTCGAACGGCTTGCCGTGATGTCTATGGACGTATCGGCCGCGGAAAGCAGTTGCGCCTCAACGTAGTCGCCGGCCACGAGGAGTACGGGGCCGGTATTCGTTGCCACCGTGGGGCTGTTGGCGGCCGCGCTCACGTACTGCGACGCGCTGCCATCCCACGCGAGGCTACCGTTCTTGAGGAGCGCGAGCTGGAGATAATTACTCGTCGTCACGTTGGTGGCGCGGATGGCCACGCCAACAGTATAGTAGCCATCGCCGCCTGAAGGGATCGTAAAGCGGGTGTTGTTGGTCACATTATCATGGAAGCCGTCAGTGTCGTAGATTTCGGCGTCCCACGCGATCGATGTAATGGTCGTGTAGTTCGCGCCGGTCTGGTCGGCGGACTTCTTGACCATCGCGCCGACGAACGCGACGCCTGGCAGCGAGGCAGGGGCCGACCAGATGGGATCGGCGCCCGAGCCCTGGGTCTTCAGGACATAGCTTGCCGTACCAGCGGCAAGTCGCGCCCAACCTGATGCGCTCCGATAGAGGATGTCGCCCTGCGCCGCCGAGCCGATGAAATCCAGCACGTCGGAGAGCGTGCATTCTTCCGGGTCGCCGGCGCTGGCGGTCTTGCGTCCCAAGATACGCGATGCCGCCGAAACGTTCTGCATCTTCGCGTAGGTGACGGTATCGTTGGGGATTGTGGTGCCGTTCGAGCCGGCCGAAGCGGTGACGTCGCCTGTCAGAGCTGAGCGCTGGATACCGCCCGAACCCGTGAACTCCAAGCCGCCGCCGACCGTCAGTTCCTCCGGGTCGCCGGAACTGGCCGTATCGCGTCCGATCAGGCGATCCGTTGCGATGTTCTGCATCTTCGCGAACGTCACGACATCGTTGTCGATAGTCCAGGTGGCGCCCGAACTGGTGACGGTGATATCGCCTTTGTCGCCATCCGTTACGCCGCCACCGCCTGTCGCGCTGAGCGTCCCGCCGGAGAACAACAGGCCCGTCCCGATGGTGACGGCCGACCAGGTGGAAACGCCCGAGCGGTAATAGATCGTATCCGTGCCCGACAGCGCCTCAAGCGCGGCCAGATCGTTCGCGAGCGCAAGCGTGGGGTTCCCTGACACCCCGTCGCCGTTGCTCACCGTTAAGCCTGCGGCCGGGCCGGTCAGGGTCCGCAGGGCGTAGGTGTTCGCGGCCGTGCGGGTGACGAGTCCGGTGGAGGACAATGCCGCGAGCGCGGTCAGGTCCGCATCGAGAGGCTGAGCGCCAAGCGTCGTGAGCATGTCGCCCGTCGTCGCATCGTCCAGCAGCGTCCGCGCCGCGGCGGTCAATGTCGTCAGCGCCGCTGTGGTCGCGCCCGTGTAGTACGCCAGCTTGTCGGCGGTCGGCGTCAGGCCATCGATGGCGTCGATAGGCGCAGGAATGCTCAGGAGGTCGGCATAGAGGCCGGTGAACGTCTGTCGCGCCGGATAGAGCAACGCGGCATCCTCGGCGGCCTGCTGCGCCGTCTCGACGTCCGTTTGAAGTTCGGCGATGTCGTTCTGGATTTGTGTGACGTCGAGGCCGCTTGTGGTCGTCTCGATGCCGAAGACCTTGCGGAACAGGAGGTCCAGGTTGTCCGCGGCCGCGCGACCGTTCTGTGGGTCGAGCCGCATGATCCACTGGCGCACCGACGCCATGTCGGGGATTTGCGCCACTACGACTGCTCCCGCGTGGAGAGCGCGAAAGCCCCCACCCCTCCCGTGGAGGCGAGCGCATAGAGAGAGGAGCCGGGGTTGAGGTTGACCCCGGCCAGCGATAGGCGCGTGGTCACTCCGGCCGGACAGGACGCCGTTTTGAGGATCAGGTTGCCGTCAGCCGGCGCCGCGCCATCCGGTACACGCCACAGCGTCACGGTGATATCGGACGCGCTGTTGTTCGTCACCCGCCCATCGTCAACCTGCGCGGTGGAGCCAGTCGGAACGAGATAGACCTCCGCCGCCGCCGATTGGAGCGTCGCCGTGGTCTCCTTGAAGATGACCGCCACCTAGTCCTCCACCGGATGGATGATCTGGGAGTGGACCTTGGCGTTCTGACGCCGGGCGGGCGCCGTCCCGTTCGGATCAAAGGCGATCACGATGTCCAGCTTGGAGACGTGGGCCGAGTCGTCCTCCTGGTTGCCCCAGCCCACGACGAGATCGAGCTTGGTGACCTCGCTCATGCGACGCTCCGAACCCCGAACTCATCGGGCAGATCGGCCCAAGCCGAGGACGTCGAGGGATCGGTTTCCCAGATGCCGCCCTTCGGGGCATAGCCGGGGATCAGCGCCTTGGAGTCCGCAGGGTAGTTGGTGGAGCCGATCCTAAGCAACGCACGCTGGTTCTGCGGCCCGGTGGCCCCGGCCTTGGAGCGGGCGGAGACACCCACCGCATCGATCGCCCAGGCGTTGGCGTTGGCGGTGCTGTAGGTGAAGGTACGATCTTCGCCGGCCGACGACGTGCTGATCCCATCAACGTCGGAGAAGGTGATGTCATCCACGGTGGAGAAATCGCCGGCGCCCCAGCCGAGGTTCGCTGCGCTGTTGCCGGTCGGGCGGCGCGTCTCGAACCGCTTGCCGATCAGCGAATGCGAGGCGGCGGCCACTTCGCTCCAGTAGGCCCGCGGCGAGCTGGCCGAATGCGACCCGCCGAACCGGACATAGGCCCCACCCGCGAAGCCCGCATGGTTCAGGCCCGAGACGGATAGCTTCTGCGTCCCGTTGATGTAGAAGCTGAAGCTGCCCGACGCCGTGTTGCCGACCAGGTTGAGGTCCAGCGTGCGGACATTGCCGGTCGATCCTGTGGCCGTGCCAACCTCAGTCATGACGCCGCCTTGCAGGGTGGACCATTTGTAGTTGAACACGCCGCTGGAGGTGTAGACTGGCCGGCAGCGGGCCACGACCACGCCCGCCGAGGACAGGACCTCGATGCAGTCGGCGGTGGAGAAGAAGCCGTCGCCGTTGTCGTTGTAGTGGCAGGCGTGAATCCACAGGTCGGCCGCGTCCGCCCAATGCTCGCTCTCGAACCCGGAGTGTGCCGCGGCCACCTTGATCGCAAAGGTGTTGATGTCCGTCTGGTAGCCGCCTTCCGTGCTCTCGTAGGCGTTGGAATCGAGCGGCGAGAACCGGGACATCGACGCCCCGCCGAGGAACAGGAAGCTCATGCCAGGTCCCCGATCAGCGTGGCGTCGAAGTAGTTGAACGTGTCGTCGGCGTCAGTCGGCGCCCAGAACGAGATGTTGTCGGAGATCTCGCCCTGTACCTCCGCGCCCAGCGCCGTTGCGAACGTGACGACACCCGTGGTCAGGTAGGTGATGGTTCCGACGCTCTCCCCGGTATCCACCGAAGTCGCATTGCGGCGGACATCGATGTCCGCGTCCGCAGTCGGCTTGCCGGCGGTCATGACGTGACCGAGCGAGGCGGCGAAGTTGACCGGCCAGGTCACCGCCTTGGTGAGCGTGTGGCTTCCGAGAAGCTGGCTGGCGGTGGGAGGGCCGCTGCTGGCGAACTCCAGCTGGATCAGGTATTGGCCCGCTCCGGTCGCCGTCTCGTCAGCGATGACGACGTTATCTTCCGAGTAGAGCTCGACCCCAACGGCGTCGGTCCACACGAACTTGTAGGCAAGGCCCTTGGTCAGCCAGACGTGGGCCTGGCCGGAACTGTCGAACATGATGGGGTTGGCGTTTGCCGTCCCGTCCGCGTCGGCGTAGGTCGCCTGGTCGGTCGTGGTTCCTGCGGCGTAGGTGTGGAGCTTGCCGCCGGCATTGAGGAACCCGTCGAGGTCCCAATCAATGTCGCGCAGGTCGAGCTTCGCAAGGGCCATGCGTTCGGCTCCGCGTTGTGGTAATCAGGGGTGTGGAAGACGGTGAGAAACCCCGCGTCATCGACGCGAAGTTCAAGGTGATCCGGCCTCGGCCTCAGCCGCGGATCTGGTTCGATTGGCGAAACTTCCTGATCGTCGGAGCGCTTAGCGCTGCGGCGCTTGCGAAGCCGCTGCTAGCGCATTTCCTGCCAGGCTTCCGGTGATGGCCGCATTGCGTAGCTGAAGGAACTGCTGACGGGCTTGGGGTTCCAGCCTCGTCGCAATGGCGTTGATGGCGGCGTCCGTTTGCGAAGCGTCCGTGGCTATGCGCGCGAGTTCATCGGCTTGGGCCGGATTGAAGCCGCGGCGGCGCCACGCATCGACCGCACGAGCTGCGAGCCCGATCAGGTCGCCCGACAGTCCTTGGCGCACCGCGCCCACGGTCTGTTGCGCGACGTTGCCAACGTCGTTCTCAAGCACGGCCGTTCGTGAGCCGGCGTTCGGCTGGACGAACTGCGCGTTCCTCGCCTGCTCAACGCGCGTCCCGATTTGGGCGAGGTATTGGTCTGCGTCCGCGCCGAAGGTTGCCCGCAGGTTCTCCCGCGCATAGGGCGAAGACGCCAGCGCATCCAGCGTGCCGAAGCGGTTCTCGGGCTGACGCCCCAGCGTATCAAGAAGCTGTTGGCGTACGGCCACTTGGTTCGCTTGCCGCGCCTCCTCGGGGAGGCTTTGAAGCCAAGCGGCGTAGTCCGCTGGGTCTGTCGTGAGCGGGTCGCGGTAGTTCTCGCCGCGCGCGACCTCGATGGCGCGCGATTGGGTGCTGTAGGCTTGCCGGGCGGGGCGCAGCCCCTCCACGTTGTCCAGGGTCGCATCCAATTGGTCCCGGCGTCCGAAGGCGCCGCGGGCGCGATAGTTTCGGCCGGATGAGGCGAACCCGCGCCCACGCTCCCGGGCGGCAATGACGAGCCGGTCGACCGTGCCAGCGGAAATGCGGGGCAGTGGCCCGACACCACCTTGCGACGGGAGTTGGAGGAGGCGGTCGAGTTCCACCTGTCGCCCCCAGTCTTGGTTCTCAATGGCGTCAGCGCGGGCGCGAGCGATGATGCTGCGCCCTGACGAGTCCGACAGCATGTCCAGGACAGTATCGGGGATCTCGATCTGCTCGGCGTCGAACTCGCTGTAGTTGCGTCGTGCTTGGGCTTCGCGAGCCGCCTCCGTATCGTTGGCGAACTGCTCGGCCGTGCGCTGGTCCGGCGTCAGCCGCCGCGTGGCGGACATGGCGCTCGGCTTGACCGCCGCCGTGGTGGAACGCGCATTGGCGGTCAGCGCCTCGCCGGCGGCATCGCTGCGGACGCCCACCGCGCGCACGAACCGCCGGCCACGCTCTCCGGACACGTCAACCAAGGTCGGCTGAGCCCCGGCGGCCCGCATGTCAGCGGCTCGGGCGCGCATCGCAGCGGGGTCTTGCCGAGTGCGTTCGCCCAGGGCTTGGACCGGCGATGGCGGCGGACGACGGGCGCCGAGGCGAACCGACGCGCCACCGGCGCCGACAAGCCCACCCACAACCCGCGCAACGTCCTGCGCCTTCTCGTCACCCCCGAACGCACGCGTGACGCCTGCCGCCGCTTCGGCGCCCGCAGTCGGCAGCACGACGTTTGCGGCGCGCTGGACGGCGTTGCCGGGCGCAAGCGCGTTGGGCGCCATGGCCCCGGCGGTCCTCGCCACTTGACCGGCTCCCGTCAGCGGCTCGTAGCGAGCCGCCTTCGACAGCCGAGGTGCAATCAGCCGCGAGACCGAAAGCGCATTCTGGACGCCTGGTCGCTGACCGGCCATAAGGTTCAGCGCGTTGGCCGGCGCGCCAAACGGCGTCGCCGCTGCTGCCGTGTCCACTAGACCGAGGACGGAGCCCACAAGGCCCGCGACGCCGGACTTCGCCACGTCCTTCGCCGCGTTCGGCTTGCCGAGATGGGCGACGATCTCCGCGTCCGAATAGCCCGCCTGGCGCGCCTGCTTCACCTTCGATCCCATGCCGGAATCGTTGGCGATGTAGGCGGCAATGTCGGCGTCGCTGTAGCCCGCCTTGCGGGCCTTGGCGATGCTGGACGCGAGGTCAGCCATTCGTCATTTCCCGAAGATGGAATCGAGCGAGGGGCGTTTGGCCGCGGGCTGCTGCCCCTTCCCGGCGGTAGGGGATGGCTTTGCGACCCCAACGCCCAGACGCGGCTGGATCGTGGTCTCCGGCAGGCCCAACTCCGAGGCATAGCCCCTGTACTGGCCGACGAGCTGATCGTATCGGCCCTTGTTGGCCTCGTAGACCCTACCGGCGGACTCGATGAACTCGCGGCGCTGCTGCTCATTCAGCCGTTGGCCATTGAGCGCGCGGTTGTAGGCGTTGACCACGCGACCCGGGATGCCGGCGGTGTTCTGGGCGTTGGCGAACTCGCCTTCGCGCACGACCGACGTCGGGTCCAGGATCTTCATGTAAGCGAAGATCATCGACATATCGTTCGCCGCCGTGGGCTTGGCCGAGCCGAGGCGAGACACGATGTCGTACTGCGTCGCGACCGTCTGGAACGCCTTCACGTCAGGGTGCTGGTCGAACTCCTTGCGAAGCTGGATAGAGCCCTGGCGCTGTTCCTTGGCGTTCGGCCGAGACGTGATGGTCGGGTCAGCCGGGCCGCCTGGAATGTACTCCAGTTGGCCGCCGCTCCAGCGATAGCCCGAGGGCGCGTCGTCCTGCTTCGGCTGGGCTTTCTGCACTTGGCGAAAACCGGGGATGCCCGCCTGCGGCGCGGCGGACCCCGTTTCCCGAACGCGTCGCTCCCAACTCGGGCCGTTCTGCGCGTAGTCCGGCCGGCTGCGGTAGTGCTGGAGGCGAAGCTGGTTGAACTTCGCCAGATCCCCGCCCGACTGCTGCCACCACTGGAGGGCGCGCTGCGGCCCCTGGTTCACGGCGGCGTCGAACACGGCGGCCTGTGCTGCCGGCGGCAGCTGATCGCCGCCAATGGCGTTCCAGTAGCGCTGACGGTAGATTTCCTTCGCCTTCTCGGGCGTCAGGTTCTTCACATCGACGTCTGGATTGTACTTCTGGTTGATGCCGAAGTTTGCGGGGGCGCCGGAGCGGCCATCCTTGGCCACGTAACCGCCCTCCCGCTGAAGCAAGGGCGCAACCTGAGCGTCGAAGCCGCCCGCAGCGCCGGGCGTAGCCGCGGGCGCGGCGCCATTATCCCGAACGAAGTAGTTCTTGTCGGGGTCCATGGCGATCGGAGCCTCGGTCGGCTCACGAAGCACCTCGAAGTCACCCGTATCCTTGGCGAAACGACCGACGCCGCCATTGCCCAGATTGACCGCCTGCCACTCCTTCTCGGCCGCGGTCCCTAGCCATTGGGTGAAGGCCTCAGGCCCCATCTCCTGGTACTTCTGGCGCAGGGCAGGCATGTGGTCGCCCATGCCGATCGCCCCCGCCCATTGGTCCGCTTCGGCCATGGCCTGCTCTGGCGATTGGCCAGCCTTGAGCCGCTTGGCGAGCCCGGTGGCCAGGTTCCCGGCGAACTCGACTTCCTTCTTGTGCTGGTCGTCGATCACCTTGGACTGGACGCTGAAGCCCGCATCCAGCGCGCCGCCGCGATAGAGCGCATCCCGCGCGCCAGCCGCATCGCCGCCGGCCAGCATCCCGCCCGCCTGCTTGGCAAGCGCGTTCTGCTGCTGGCCTTTAACGAGATCGTTGAAGGCCTGGCGGTCGGCGTAGAAGTCGGAGAGCGCCATCTAGAACCCCGAGAAGCTGAAGCCGGTGTCGATGCCGGAGCCGAAACTGGAGTCGAGGCCGCTCCAGCCGCCTCCGCCACCGCCTCCGAAGGCCCCCACGACGGACTTCGCGAAGTCGGTCCCTGCGCCCCACTGGTCCGAAATCGCCTGTCCCCGCGCCCGGCGCACGGGCACCCGGCCCTCCGCGCCGCGATAGAGCGCGTTGACGTAGCCGCTTTGTGCAGCCGCCGAACCATTGGCCCCCTGGAGCCCAAACTGGCCGAGGGTCGTGTTGCGGTTGAACGCGTTGTTGAAGTCCTGCGCCGCGATGCCAGAGGCTTGGCGTAGTTCGTCTTTGATCGTGCCCCCGGAGCGGAGCGCGCCGCGCGCCGCAGCGCCGCGCTCAACCGCCCGCAAGGCCTGATCCTGGATGTAGTTGTAGCCGGGATCGAGAGACTTATAGTCGTAGCCAGGCGTCTGCATCGCTAGGGCGTTGTTGAACCCCTGCGTGCCGCCCTTGAGGAAGTCGCCGTAGTAGCCGAGCGTCGCATCACGACCCGCCAGCGCGGCGGCGTCGGCGCGGTTGAAGTCCTGGATCGACTTCTTGGTCTGCTTCTTCTGCGCGCTGGCGCCCAGGAAGCCGCCCACCGAATCCAGGATGCCGCCTCCCGTAAGGCTGGAAAGGAATCCCATCTAGCTCTCCTCGATGTCCACCCAGCTCGGGAGCAGGGTCACTCTCACGGGATCTGAAATACGTACGCGCACCATGAAGTCGGTTCCCGAGCCGCAGGGGCCGAACCGGACCAGCGTCTTGCCCTCGCCGATCTTGCCGATGGAGCGGGTGATCTCGTTCGACCACGGGCCGTAGCCCCAGCGGTATTGCAGCATGATCAGCGGTTCGGAGCCCTGCACCCCGCCGTCACGGCCCACGCCCACTTCCATCTCGATCCCGACTTGCAGCACCGCGAAGGTCTTGCCGCCGCGCCAGAGGGGGCCGGCACTCTCCCGAAACTTCACCAGCGGGAGCGTGTTCTCGCGGTAGTAGTCGAGGGACTGCTCGTAGATGTGCGGGGCGTTGTAGGCGCCGGTGTAGTGCCGTCCGCGCCAGGTGATGTGATGGTCGGCGACATGGCGTTCAAAGAGGCCCGTGGCGGGGTTGGTGTAGGCCCGCTCGTGCCACATCTGCGTGGCCGCGTCGTAAACCCAGGTCATCGACGCCTGGGCGGGGTTGTTGACCGTGGCCTCCACGGCCGGGAGGTTGATCATCAGGAACGAGTGGCCGGCGTCCTGATAGCCGAACATGGTGATCTGTCCGGCAAGGTCGTCGTCGCTGAACAGCACCTTCTCGACGCACTTCTCCACCGCATGGGTGGAAATGCGCTGCGGCGCGGCCCCTGCCCCGCCCAGCCGCCAGACGATGCCCTCGCCCTCAGCGTTGCGGCCCACCATGCAGACGGTGTTGTCGAACTTGGCCGAGGCGCGCATCGCCACGCAGCCGTGTTCGGCATAGCCTCCGGAAATCCGCTGGAAGGGGTTGTCCGCGTCGCCCGTGTTCCAGAACCACTCCGTGCTGTTCTCGTTGGGCAGGATGATCTGGTTGTTGCAGATGTGGATGTTCAGGATGTTGTCGGTGTTGCCCTCGGCCTCGAAGAACGAAAGGCCCAGGACAGTCGAAGGATCGTCAAGCTCTGAGTAACGCACAACATTGCTGTTGCGGATGGCGTAGAGTGTAGTACCATTCAGGTACGCAGACCAGTACCCTTGCAGTTGTTCTTCGCCATCGTTCAGGACGGCGGTCAGGGCAGAGGTTGTGAAGTCGTAGGTCCAGAACTTGCCGTCGCCCACGACGAGCTTGCTATTGTTGTCGGAGAACCCCACCGGGCCGGTCGTGCTCTGGAGGTTGGCGAGCACGATGAAGCCGTTGGTGGGCGTGATCTCCAGGAGGTAGTTCTGGATCGCGCAGAACGCGCGCGCCCCCATCACATGCATCCCCCGCACCCCGGAAGTGCTCAGGATCGCCGGGATGATCGCCGAGGCGTCGGCCCAGCGGAACGAGCCCGGCACATGCTTGAGCGCGATCACCCCCTTGGCGTCGGGGTCATTGATCTCCGGGTAGAGGTTGACGGTTCGCCCCGACTGCTGGGCGGGCGAGCTGGCCTTGCTCGAGGGCCCGATCAGCGGGAATCCGATGCGACGCGGGGCCATCAGGTGACGTAGGCGCCGGTGTTGTCGAGCGCCCCCGCATAGGTCCCGTCGAGTTTCTTGAAGCCGCCCGAAGCGACCGCGAGGTTCGCGGGCTTCACCGCGGCGATCACCGCCGCCCGCGTCACATATCCGGGGTTGGTCCCGCCGACGTACCCCGGCATCGCCGCCTGGTAGAGGGCCAACAGCGTCACATCGTCCACAGCATCGATGGTCACATTGTCCGTCGAGGTCATGCCGCCCAGCGCGTAGGCGTTGGCCACGCAGCTATCGACTTCCGAGGTTCCGCAGTTCACCATGCGGATCGTGGCGTCGGTCGCCCCCACCACGGCCGAACCGATCGGCTTCAGCACCGTGCAGTTACGGACGAGCGCGCCGTCGTAGTAGGTCATCGACACCGCGTTCGCGGCCCCGGTGATGATGATCTCGTTCTCCACCGTGCAGCCGGCGACCCGGTAGGGCGTCACAGTGTCGCCGAAGAAGTCGCCTTGCGGGCCGGAGCTCGACGAGTTGGTGACGTGGATGTTGCGCCGGAAGGTCCCAAGGCTCGTCAAGCTCTTGGTCTTCGCCCCGCCGTGCTGCACGCTATCCGCGTGCGCAAGCGGGGGGATCAGGTAGTTGAACGAGAAATTGTCCTCGACGAGGATGTTCTCACCCACGAAGTGGATGAAATCGCTGCCCAGGTGCTCGCCGACGCATTCCGCGATCCGCGTCTGAACCGTGGTGTCACAGACGCAATCGAAGCCATTGATCACGCGCTTCGCATGGCATTGATACGCGGTCGCCCGCCGAACCTGGAAGCCGTAGTTGGTATAGCTGGTCAGGCTTTCGTCGTTCTCCGCCCGACAACGGGTGAAGCCCACGCCCCAGCCGACCGTAGGGCTGGAGTAGCCGAAGAAGTGGCGGTTGACGTTGGCGTTGCGATAGCCGGTGACGTCCTCGAACGTAAACGGAAATTCCGCATCGGTCGTCGCGTTGAAGATCAGCGCGCCCACCCGGAAACCCCCACCGCGCCACGGATTGCCGTTGGTGTCGTTGCCCGCGGTCGGGTTCTCGGCCCGAATGATGATCTTGCCCGAACCCGCGTAGCCGCCGGCTGGCAGCGAAATTCGCCAATCGGCCGCCGTGGGGTTCAGGTACCCATCGCGGCACACGATCTCGTCGGTCCCCTTGACCATCGCGCCAGGCTGGCCGATGGCGATCGAGAGCACCTTCTGGAGCTGAAAGCTCGACGCTGAGTCCGCGGGCGTCGCAGCGACGTGCGCCCCATTCGCGACCAGCGTCACCGTCCGCGTCGTGCCGTCCGCGAAGGTGAGCGAGTAGGATTGCCCCGCCGACTTGGAGAAGGTCTTGGCCGTCCCGTAGGTCCCGCTGGGCACGAGGTTGCCATAGGCGTCGATCGTCCAGTCCGATGCGCCCGTGCCGCTGATGGCCGAGCCCGCGGCCAGGTTCGTCGCATAGCCGCCGTAGCCGCAGCGGGTCTTGAAGCCGAACAGGATCTCGTCGGTGGGCGGGGCGACCGGAGCGTCTTCCGTGGTGACGGAGTAGAGCGCCGAAACCCCGCCGATGGTCAGGCGAGCGGAGGCCGTGGTCTGGTAGGCGCCCGAGGAGGTCAGGCGAACCCGCAGCACGTCGCCCAGGACGCACGTTCCGTCCGCGGAGCCGTAGACCCCGCCGTTCTTGTTCCACTCGCCGCCCTGCACCGAAACGGTCGTGGCGGCGTTGATCCCTGCGACCGTGACCGCGCCTGAGGTGTAGAGCGTGGAGCGCGTCGCGTCGGTGACGGCGGTGAACGAGAACGCGTCCGGCACGGTGTCGGCCGGCGCGACCGTGGTGGTGACGCTATAGGCCCCACTTACCCCGCCGATGGTCAGCCTGGCTTGGGCCAGTGTCACATAGCTCGCCGAGCTGGTCAGCTTCAGCGCGAAGGTGTCGCCGTTGACCGCCGTGGTGTTGGCTGTGGCCGCCGTCCCGCCGTTCTTGACGTAGGAGCCGCCGCTCACCGACACCGCGACGCTCACGCCATCGGACAGCCCCGCGACCGTGATGGTGTTCGACGTGTAGAGGATCGAAAGCACCGCATTGGCGACGGGCAGGAAGACGAAGCTATCGGGCGTGGTGTCCAGCACCAACGCCTTGGTGCGCACCGAGAAGGTCCCGGCAACGCCACCGATGGTCAGGGTGGCCGTCGTGGTGGTGTCGTAGCTGGCCGAGGACGTCAGGCGCAGGCGAATGATGTCGTTCGCCGCGACCTGGCCGTCCAGATCGGTGTAGGCCCCGCCGTTGACGCTGTACTCGCCGCCGCTCACCGTGACGGTCGCGGTGATGTTGATCCCGGCGACGGTCACCGCATTGGAGACATAGACGCTCGACAGGTCCGCGCCGGAGATCGGCGTGAACGAGAAGGCGGTGGGGGTAGAGTCAGGGGCGTTGCGCCCGCGTCCACGAGGCGTCACAGGTTTCGCGCCTCCGGTGTTCGAGGTTCCAATGGAGCGGACCATGGCGAGGAGGTTCCGAAGCAGCCGGCTCAGCGACATGCCGGGGACAGGAACAGCGACTGCGGCTCGTCCGCGCACTTGGCGAGCTGGTAGAGCCGCTCGGCTTCCTGGCGCAGTTCGAGGGCCGCTGCCGTGCCCGAGAAGCCCTTCAGGCGGTCGTAGGACACCGCCATCTTGTGGATGATGGCCGAGGACCACTCCTGCGGGATGTCCAGGTTCTCGTCGAGCGAGGTGATGTCCTCGACGACCCGCTTGGCCGTGGCGTAGAGATCGGTATCGGCGCTCGGGACCGGCCACAGTCGGACGATCAGCGTCTCGACGCTCTTGCCGGGGCTGAAGCTGATCGGCTCGCCCAACTGGAACTTGTTCGGGATTTCCCGGTACTCGTCCGTCTCGATGCGGGTGAGCTGCCGGTCCTGGTCGCTGCTGTCGCGGACCCGCATTTCGTAGATGTCGAGGTACTTGACGTCCAGTTCCTGTTCGGCCTGATCCGCCGGCCAGGTCATGGTGATCTCTTCCAACAGATGCGCTGCGCAGCCGTCGTTCTGGGCCGCCTTCAGCAGCAGGTTCAGGTGGACCATGCCGCGCTGGAAATCGAAGGGGTTGAGCGTCGGCTGGCCTTCGTTGACCAGCTTGGCCGCCGAGAGCGCGGCGGCTTCGGTCAGCACATCGCGCACCGTCATGATGCCGGTCGTGACGCCGGAAGTCGCCATGCGTGGCTCCTAGAGGTCTTCGGGCTGGACCAGGCCGTCGGCGTAGACGTCGGGACCTTCCGGCCGCGCGTCGGGAACGCCGGGGCTCTCACGCACGGGCGCGACGAAATCCTGCGGGTTGCGCTCGTCGGCGAACCGGCGCAGCACCCGCAGGCCGTTCCATTGGATGACCGTTTCTGACGCCCAGCACTTGAAGCCGCTAAGGTCGCAGATCACCCGGAAGTCGTCGGGTCGAGCTTCCTCAGGCATTAGTCCTTCACCATCTCAAGGACGATCGTGTAGCTGTCGCCGGACGAGTGGCCCGTGGTGGTGAGGAAGATGTCGCCGGTGTAACCGGAGGCCTTGGTGTTCGGGATGCCCCCGAACTTGGAGAAGTCGAAGGTCCCATTGCCGGCCAGGTCCACGATCCGAACGTCGGTGGTGGCGTCCCAGAGCAGGGTCGCGACCATGCCGACGACGGCGTAGTGGATCTTGTTGATGCGGACGGTTCCAGGCGACCCGGAATAGGTCGAGACGTCGATCTTGTTGACCGCGCTTTCCCCGGTCCCGTCGCTCAGGTTGGTGAGCTTGACCACGAGGTTCCGCGGGCCATCGATGATGGTGGTGGTTGTGACAGCGTCGGCCATGCCGCACTCCTATGAGGAAGGGGCGGGAGCGCCCGTCAGGGCGCTCCCTGAAGCCGGTTAGGCGTCGGTCGTGGTAGTGGTGTTGATCGCCATGCCCTGTTCGCCGGCCAGGTTGCAGACGAGGATGGGCGCGAACAGGTGGAACGTGGCGCCGGTGACTGACTCGGTGACGTTGGCGGCGTTGTCGGTCAGCATGAAGTTGAGATAGGGGCCGACCTTGCCGGTGGACGCGGTGATAGTGTCCTTGATGCAGAGGTCGGCAGCGTTCTTGGTCCAGATGTAGCCATCGTTGATGTCCAGGTCGACCACAGCCGTGGTGCGGCAGTCGATGGCCGAGACCGCGAAGTTGCCGACGATCTTGAAGTTGCGGATCACCGGGTTGCTCATGCCGGTGAGCGCAATGGCCGAATCCGCACCGGCCGCAGCTGCGCCGTTGTGGAAATAGTCTTCGATGAGCAGCCGGTGGGCGTTGGCGTCGGCGACGATCACGTCGGTGGCCTGGCCGGTGACGTCGCGATACTCGCAGGAGAGCAGCGAGAAGTCCGCCGCGTTCACGTCGATCGGGCCAGCGAGCGCATCGATGCCGCCCGTGAACAGCACGTTGTAGACGGTCACGGAGGCCGCATCGACGTCCATGTCGGCGGTCGTGGCCGTGGTGAAGTTGATTTTGGGACGCGCCGCACCAGAGCCCAGGCCCACGACAGCGATGCCGGCGACGTCCAGGGCGAGGCCGGCGGCGGCCGTCACAGTCTCGACGTGGCCGGGCTTTACGAAGATGATGTCGCCCTTGTTGGCGGTGCAGAGGCCCACGGCGGCGTCGATGGTGGCCATCGGACGGTCGAACGTGCCCTTGCCACCGGGCGCGTTGGAATCCACCCAGAACGCCTTGCCGGGGTGGGAGACGGCGAGCGGAACGCCGCGGATGGCGACGCCGTTGGCGAAGCCCTTGGTGTAGTTGGCGATAGCCATGGTCGGTCCTCTCTGAACGGCGCTGCCGTCAGTTGATCTGAAGTCTCAGAGTGCGGGGGAAGGGGTGGGCGGACCCACGAAGGGCCCGCCCAGTTTGATCCGGCTTGGGGAGGTTACGCGCCGGGGGTGCCGTAAAGGCCGCGCCAGTCGGTCCAGCCGCAGCTGTACCGCTCGTAGCCCTTGTACTTCAGGTTGTAGGTGTCGAAGTCGTTGTCGTTAGCGAACTCCGGCGCCTCGCGCTGGAAGAACCGCATCCCATTCTCGGCATCGGTGCGGACGAACCATGCATCGGTGTCGGTCAGGTAGTGGTTGATCTTAATGCCATCGGTGAACAGACCCATCGAACGCAGCGCGTTGATCGCGTTGTTCGGCGTGTCGTTCTGCAGCTGCGACTTCAGGATGCGCGTGGCCTCGAAGGCGAGCGCGGTCGGGATGATCAGCGACTTGGTCATCAGGGCGATCTTCAGGCCCGTCTCGTCGGTCGCATTCATGATCTGGACGCACATGTCTTCCAGCGAAGCCTCGGAGAGGTCCGCCGCCGTGCCCAGCAGGTTCGACTGGTTGCCGGCGACGGTCGGGTGATCCGAGGCGCACAGAACCTTGCCGTCCGCGCCCGTGTAGGTCGCGAAGGCGCGGTTGTAGACGTTGGCCGCGACGTTCTCCTTGGTCTGGCGGAACGAACGCGCCAGCTTCTTGGTCCCGGAGATCGCCTTGGCCTTGTACTGGTTGTCGGCCAGGGCCTCACGCGTCACGATGAAGCCCTTGGCATAGGCGACATGCGTGTAGCGCGTGGTGACGCCCTGCGAGAGGGAGTCGTAGGTGACCATGGCGCCCTCGGTCTTGACCGGGGCGAGGCCGAAGCCCGGCAGGAGCTGGTCTTCTTCGTAGTTCTTCTCCGAGGTGGAGACGTCGAAGAGGTCCGTGTACTCCATGGGGTGGTCGGTATAGCCGTCGCCCCAGACCTGGTTGAGGCCGGGTTGGAGCAGCTTGGCGATATTGCCAGTGTTGATAGCCATGTCCGCTGCTCCCTACAGGCCGGCGACTTGGTCGACGTAGCGGTGACGGTTGATCCGAACCAGCCACTTGGCGTAGGCGCCAACGGCGTTGTCGGGGCGGTTCACCAGGCCCATGATGCGGAAACCCAGCGTGTTGGTGTTCGCCTCGGTGGCGTTGTCCAGCACGGTGCCGGAGAGGCCCGTGATGGTGGAGCCGGCGACCACGGAAATCGAGACGTTGAGCCCGATGTCGTTGGCCGTCAGAGGCGTGCCCGTGCCGATTTCCTGGGCTTCGAAGATCACGTTGGGATCGTCGCAGACCAGCAGGCGGCGGGTGGTGGACGCGGCGCAATAGGGCAGCGACGCGTTGGTCTCCGGCAGCACGCCCACGATGACGCCGGTGATCACGTCGGTGGTGGCCGCGCGAACGACGTTCATGTAGGTGTTGCCATCGGTGTGGAGCGTAGAAGCCCCGGTGGCGACCACGCAGTCCCCGATGAACAGGGCCGTGCCGTCGCCGGAATCGTGGATGTAGACGTTGGCGGCGTCCGTGACGGGAGCGCCGCCCGTGCGCACGGGCTTGAGCCCGAACGGGGTGTTGGCGTTTGCCATGTCGGAATCCTTTGGGCCTTAGCCCGAGTGGTTGATGGTGCTGCGGCTGGGCTGGTAGATCTCGCCCTTGTCCAGACCCCCGGTGGGGTCATCGCCGCGGCGGATGGCGTCTTCGAACGGCTTCAGCCGGTCTTCCTTTTCGGCCAGACCGACGTTGTACTCTTCGACGGGCGTCTCCATGAGAAACGCCTGCATGGGGGCGCCGCTTTCAAGCCTCCCGGCGTGCCGGGAGATGCGCGTGCCCTGACTATCAGTGCGCTTGGCGCCCTCGCCGGCCTTCTCGGACACGAACGTGTAGCCGAGGTCTTCCAGCTCTGCGATGCGGGCGGGGTCACCATTGACCCAGCGACGGACGTAGCCTTCGCGCTTGGGGGCGTCTAGCTTGAGGGCGAACCCTCCGGTCGAGGCCCGACGCCGGCGCTTGCCGGCCGGAACGGCTTCTGCGGTCTTCGGCGCAGTGGTTTCTTCGGTCACTGAAAGAAGCCTTTCACGTATTGGTCTCGGGTCATGATCTTGTCCTTCTCGAACTCCAGGCACATGGCCTTGGCGTCGGCGGGCAGATCGTTGAAGCTCTTGCCTTGCTTGCGCAGCGTGGCGCCGGGCGCCTCCACCGTGCCGGGTCGGGCGCGATTGGGGTTCTCGAACTTGGCCGGAAACGCCTCTTTCACCCGTTTGGTGACCTCGGCGTAGAAGCGCCGACCCTTGGTCAGGCCGGTTTCCTCTTCGACCTCGTTGGCGATAGCGACCGCGGCGGCCTTCATCACCTTGTCCGTGGACCACCAGGGGTTTTCCTCGGCCCACGCCTCGAACTCGGGGTCAGCCTCGGCGGGATCATCAGCAGCCTTGGGCGCGGCGGTGACTTCCTTGGTCAGCTCGACCATTTCGTCGGTCGCATCGCGCACGCCCTGGACATCACCAGCCGCCGCGGCGTTGTCGAGCCGGGCCTGGATGTCCCGAACGGCGGCGTCATAGCCCCGCTTCTCGGCGCGGCTCATGCCCTGGACGGCTGTGTTGACGGCCTTCTTGAGGCTGGCGACCTCGGCCTTGCTGTCCTGCAGCGACTTGCGCATGGACGGCAGGACTTCGCCCACCGCCTTCAGGATGAACTCCGGCGCGTCGATCCACTCGTCCGGATCGCCCTTCCATTGGTCCTTGGGCGCCCAGCCGGATTGCTTGGCGGCGTTCTCGATGCCGGTTCGGGCGGTGTCGGGCTTGGCTTCCGCGGCCGGTGGCGTCTCCGCAACCTCGGCGGTCGGGGCGACGATTTCCGGGGCTTCGGCCTCGGTGGTTTCTGCGGCTTCGCTCATGAGGCTTCCTCGATCACGGCGAGCAGATCCTTGTCGTTCATCACGACGTAATCCTCGCCGTCCGCCCCCTTTTCCCGGGCGCCGCTGTACTGCGCGAACAGCACGCGATCGCCTGGCTGGGGCTTCCTGGCTTCAGATCCCCACTCGGCGAAGGCGTTCGAGCCGGCGGCGATCAGGGTGGCTTTGGTGGCCGCGTACTTGGCCTTGTCCTTCACCATGTCGGGCCGGATGATTCCGCCGGCCGTGACCTCCTCAACCGGGTCGGGTTTGACCAGGATGCGGAGGTCCAAGGGGGCAAGCCCCGATGGATTGGTCATGTCTTCCTGTCGGCTAGTGCTTCAGCCCGGGTTTCCGGCGGGCTATCGGGCGCTACGCTGCGCCGGATTCTTCATCACTGGTCGGGGCCTGGTAGAAGCTCTCCAGGTCCTCCCATTCCAGGGTCATCAATTCCAGGAGGTGGCGCGCCTTGAACTGCGCCATCGGGTCCATCAACTGGCCCCTCCCCCAATCCGCCATCAACTGGTCCCTCTGGTCGGAGAGGAAGGTCAGAAACTGGCGCGTCAGCGGGCTCTGCTTCCATTCCAGGAAGCTCTTGCGGTTGAACCTCTGGCTCTGGCTGTCCGCCATCGGGGGCTTCCTGCTCTGCCTTCATCATGTCGCGGGCGCGTTGGTCCACGAGCTGGGCGACCGCCAACTGGAACTCCGGCAACACGAGGATGGCCTCGGCCATCGTCTTCTGCGCGTCGGCCGCGGTCTTGGAAATGTTCGCCTCGGCCTCGGCCGCCTTGATGTCCACCTCGCGGTGCTTGGCGTCGGCCTCGTGCGCCTTGATTGCGAGCTCTTCCTTCTTCAGTTCGAACTCGGGGTCAGGCGGCGGTGGACCTTTCGGCAACAGGTCTTCGATATCGGGGATGCCGGCGGCCTCCAGCATCCGCTCGACGATGACCATGTCGTTCAGGCCCTTGCCGAGGAACTGGCCGAGGTACTGCGAGCGCCCGAGCTTCTGCATGTCGGTCGCCATCGTCGGGTCCGAAACCGGAACCACGTCGATGTCTTCCGAGGCGTAATCCCGCTGCGCAACCACGCCCTCCACATCCTGGAAGGTGAAGTAGACCTGCGGGTTGAGGTACTTGCGGTTGAGGTCGTAGAGGATGCCCAGCTCGGCCTTCAGCGCACGGTGGATGCGCTTGACGATGGCCGTGAAGGTCTTCAGCCCCTGCTCGATCATCGCCAGGGTCGTGCCCACCGGCTGGTTGGCCTGCACGGTGTCGCCGGTCAGGATGTCCTGTGTCGCGGTCACGTCCTTGGCGGACTCGATCAGCATGCCCAGCAGGTTGAACAGGACCGCGGACGGCTCCTTCACCGGCAGCGGGACGATGCTTTCCGCCAGCTTTCCGCCGTTGGTCGCCACCCGCTTCCATTCGCCGGGGTCGAACCGCATCCGCGCCGACTTGATCGACACGCCGTCGCCGATGAACCCACCCTGCACGTTGGCCAGGTGGCCAGCGTCCATCAGCTGGTTGATCACCGAGTTGATGGTTTCGCCCATCGGGCCGAGCAGGGTTCCAAAGCCCACGTCGTAGAAGCTGCCGTCCGGCGCCGGGATGAAACCGTATTTGGTGAAGCAGCGAGTCGGCTTGATGGCGATGACCTCGCCCTTCTGGCCGACCATCACGCCATCCTCGTCGAACCTCGCGACGATGCGGACGACCTTCTGCGACTCCTTGTGGACCGTGACGATGTAGGGTTCGGGGTAGTCGTCGCCGTCCAGGTCCCACAGCCGGTGCTGTTCCAGGAACGTGTGCGGCGCATCGTTATCGTTGGAGGCGTCGGCTGGCTGGCCGAGCTCGACGTTCAGCCACAGGCCCGAACGCATTTTCTCCTGCACCGTGTGCGGGTGCATGGGCGGCAGCACGTGCGTCGCCCGCGGGCAGGAATCCAGATCCTTCGTCCAGTAGTTGACCACGAAGTCGGTGGCGCTCACCACATGCGAGCAGTTGTAGCCCTTCAGCGGATCGAAGTAGGTCTTGCGGAACACGCAGCCCTGGATGGGCAGCATGATCAGCAGCCGGTCGGTGTCCTCCTCCCAGCCGTCCATCTCCTCAAGGAGCTGGTAGGACATATGCTTGCCAACGCGCTCGGCGCGGGCCTGCTTCTCGGGCGACGGCTGACCGAGCACCTTGCCCTTGACCACGTTCTGGCCATCGACGACGGCGGGATAGGCGCGGGCGTTGAATTGGATGGCGGCGGTGGCGACCAACGGAAACTTGACGTTCGAGGCCTTGGGCCAGGGATAGGACTTCTCCTCCCTGACCAGTAGCGCCAGCTTGGTCGCGGTCTCCTGGCGTTCGTCCCAGCCCTCGGCCTTGCGCGACTGCTCGTCGATCTTGAAGTCTTCGCAGACCTTGGCGCCGATCTTGTTGAGCGTCTGCTCGTCGAGCTCGGTCGCAATGTTCGGGTGGCCGATGAAGGCCATGAGGTCAGGCGCCTGCGGGGGCGCGTCGTCCTGCGGGTCGGCGTAGGCTTCGCTCATCCCACGCCTCCTAGTAGCCTGACCAGTCGTTGGCGGTGTCGCGCTCGGCCTGCGCTTGGCGGGCCTGAGCGTCGCCAAATCCGGGGGCCGGCGCCTGCGCGTTCGGCGCAAACCCGGTGCAGAACCACGAGGCCCTGCGGTCGGCCACCTTCTCTCGGGTCGCCTCGCACCATTCGCAGACGCCACGCCCGTCGAAGCGATGGTTCACGCGTTAGTAGCCCGACGTCGGGTTGCGGCCTGCGTCATTGCCCCACTCTCCGTCGTGGAAGGTCTCGGCAATCGGCCAGGTGATGGCCATCTCGTCGTCGAACATGCGCGCCAGGGCGTCCAACATGTCGTCATGAGCGGCCACCGGGAACGCCCGGTACTCCTGCTCCACGAACAATTTCACCAAGTCTTGCTCGCGGCCCTCGTAGTTGCTCTTGAGCATTGTCCGGGGCAGATAGACCCGGCCCTGCTCGAACCACGGGATCAGGCGCCGTATCCGGTCAGGCTTCGGCATGGGGCCGCCAAGTTCCGTGATGTGGAACCTGTAGTGCTCGCGGTCCTGACGGTCCTGCATGTGCTCGATGTCAGCCATCATGCCGTAGCGCTCGTATCCGATCCGGAGCGGCTTCCAACGCTTGTGCCAAGCAAACATTAGGTCGGCGCGCTGGGTGAGCGACAGGCGGTCGCGCACCATGTCCAGCACATAGATGTTCTGGTCAGAGGCGAGGCCGATGGCCCAAGCGGCGGTGTAGTCCGACGTCTTCTTCTTGGCGCTCGCCGGGTCGACGAGGATGTAGACGTTCATTCCGACATGAGCGCCGGGCGTGTAGTACCGAAGCCACTCTTCCTTGAAGCCCTGCGTCTCGTCGGCCGATGGGTTTTGCAACATCTGACAAGCGAACACGTAAGGCCCGAAGTCGCGACGCTTCTCGGCCAGCTTCTCGCGAGTCAGAAAGACCGGCTCGCCGTCCACTGACCCATCGACCGTGGCCGCATAGGTCCGCGTCTGGACCGTGCCGCGCTCAATGATGGTCCCGTACGTGTCATTGTAATGGTAGCGAGTGCCAATGAAGCGGCGGACTCCATCGCGGGCACCCAAGTTGTAGCTCAGCGAAAGCGCGTCGGTCGTCTTTGCCATCATCTCCGGCGTCGTGACGCTTTTGTCCGTCACCACATCGTCGTAGACCAGCTTGTCGTAGTGCTTTGACGTCGGCTGGCCGTCCACCAGGCCCCACGCCTCAACGGTCGCTTCCTTCGGGTTGCCGGCCCGCTTGACGATGATCCCCTCATCCTCGGACCACTTGGGGCTGTCCTTGTCCGGGTTCGCCCAGAGCACGTCAGGGAACCAGCCCTTCAACGTCTCGTTGGCCTCGAACTCCCGCTTGATCTGCCGAAGGAACGCTTTGGCGATCGGGCGTGTGTGGCTGAAGATGCCGACCGTCGTCTCGGGATCGCGCAGGATGTCCTGAATAGTCAGCGCGAAGGTGATGATCGTGGACTTGTAGTGCTCCCGCGCCCACAGGTCCAAGTGGCCGTCCGGCGACGCCTGGACCTCTCGGCACCTGGCGAACACCCAATCGTTGTCGCAGTCTGGGCGACCTAGTCCATAGCGGAGCAGGAAGTACAGATCATTCCGGCACAGCCACCGAAGCGCCTCCTCAGGCGTCCGGCCGCTCTCCTCCGAGCGCTCCTGCAATCCAGCCAAGAGCTTCCGATAGCTCTGCCGGCTTGGCGCCATGAGTGACGCCAACATCTCCGGCGAGCTGAAGCTTGTCAGGGTTGAGCCCATTCAGTTTGGCCACATCCATCAGCGTCGCGCGGGCGACGGACAGCATCGGCGCTTCATCCTTGCCCTCGGCTTTGGTTGCGATGGCGAGAAGGCGTTCAGTCAGCGCGGCGACGGTGATTTCCGTTCGCGTCGCGGCGCGCTCCTGGATTTCTGACACCCGAGCCTGGACCTTAGCGTCACTTAGCAGTCGCGAGGCATTGGCATCTGTGGCCGCTTCGCTCTTGGTCTCGTAGCCCGCAACCTTGTAGGCGTCACGGCTAGACGTGCCCTTGGCGATCTCCTGGGCGAAGCGTTCGTGACGGGCATTTCCAAGCGCCGCCATCAGTTGACCTTCGTCGCCCCGGCTTCCCGTCGGTCCTGTTCGCACTGGAGTTCGAGGAACGCGGCCTTGTTGATGTTGTAGTGGTCGTGGGCGTCGAGCATGCCTTGCAGGCAACTGGCCTGGGCTTCGTCCAGCTCCTCGCCGGAGAGTTCTTCAGGTCTCTTCTTGTTGTAGAGCATGGGTCCTCCCGGGATCTGTCCCGTTCGACCTGTGGCGTCAGCCTTTGCCGGCCAACATCGGATCGTCGTCGTGTGCCCAGCCCATCCGGCCCAAGTGCTGACCGCACGCGGAGCATTGCATGAGCGGGAACCAATCAACCTTGTCCCGCACCATCAGGAACGTCTTGTTCCGACAGTTCTTGCAGGCCAGCAGCGCCCGCTCATCGTCTTCGACGTGCGGCGATCGAAACGCGAGATGAATTACGTTGTCGGTCACTCTTTCGGTCCCGCGTTCCGGCTCGGCTCGTTCCATGCCGGCTGGTGGATGTGGTCTTCGTAGTCGGCCGGGACGTGGATGTGTTCCTGCATCGGGTCACCCGAATAAGCCGCGATCCATCTGTTCAGCGCGCCACAGGTGCACATGGGGGCTTGCTGGGTGATGGAGGCGCAGGTTGGGGAACAGGTGATGGTGTTGATATAGGGATCAGTCATCACGTCCCCGACCAATCAAACCACATGTACGTCGCCGGAACCTGGACCGGCCTTGGTTCCTCAACCTCCAGCCCATGCCTTCGCAGGATGAACTGGAGCGCGTCATCAGGGCCGTTCAGCTTCTCGATCAGAAGCCATCCGCCCTTCCCCCAGCCGACGAACTTCCAGACGTTCCAGATCCTTCCGGCCCGCTTCACCCGGTACGGTGTCGCCGTGACCTTCGGAACCGATGTCAGGACAGACGGGAGCGTTCGCTTCCTGGACACATGCGAAAGC